TAATTGACATATATTAAATACCTAAACTAATTATAATGAAAGTTATAGGTATTACTATCGATGAGGTTTTGCGTGATTTCCTAGGCCATCTAAGTTATGTTATGGCAAAAATACGTGAAGAAGACGAATATGTGGTTACAGAAGATGATGTTACTGATTTTGATTTGGTAAAACACTATAAATTCGAATCAAAAGAGGAGATGTATAATTTCTTCTATAAAGAAGCTTCTTTAGAAATCTTTGGTCATCCAGACCAATTACATGATAACATTGTTGGTAAATTGAACATGTTATATATGGACATGATTGACGAAGAAGAAGATGTTGAATTTGTCATCATGACCAGAGAAGTCGGAAGAGCAATTCCAGCAACACTTTTCTTTCTATCAAAATTGGAATGTGAAATCCCTAATATCAAATTCTTTAAGAGTTATGAGGAAATGTGGGAACATGCTGATGTTCTAATAACCGCAAACCCTATAGCCTTAGATGCAAAACCAGAGGGTAAAACATCAGTAAAGGTGATATGTTCATATAATACTGAACCTGATTGTGATTTTGCAATTGAATCTTTGAATGATTTTATCGAAGATGAAGACCTTAGATATATGATTATAAACAAAAATTAATTACTGAATGGATTATTACTTGGATATTGAAGCTTACTGCAATTTTGTTACTGAAAAAAATAGTGGTGACATAGAAGAAAAATTAATCGAAACAACAACAGACGCTAATGGTAAAATAACGGTTAAAGAAACAATAAAAAAAACACCAGCGTCATTAGAAATAAACACTGTGAAATATGAATTGACATCAGCTTTGGTTGAGTCATTAATGCGATACGCACCAGAAGATGGTGATAATGGTCTTGGTATTGATAAGATACTGAAAGAAGCTCCACTTGACTTTATCATCGCATTTAATACATTGGAGAATTATAATATAATAAAAACTTACGAATAAAAAAAATGGACAGTAATAGTAAATTAGAAACAGTTCTAAACGAACTAAAAAACAAAGAATCCAATTTTTACTTTTTCACATTAGATACGAAAGGTAACCCAACAGCTGGTGTTGCCAATATCTATGAACATGTAAAAGTATTAACTGAATTGGGCTATAAAGCTCACATTTTACATGAAAAAAATGATTATAAATTAAGAGGTAATGAAGAAGGTATGGGTATTGCCGATTGGTTAGGTGAAGAATATGCTGAACTAAGTCATGTTTCAATCGAAGGACAGGAATTACAGGTAAAACCAAGCGACTTTATGTTCATTCCTGAAATTTTTGCAAGTATTATGGACCAAGTAAAAAACATGGCTTGTAAAAAAGTGGTGTTTGCTCAAAGCCCTGAATATATGTTTGAAGTTCTACCAATTGGTAGAAGATGGACGATTGATTATGGTTTCAATGATGTTATCACGACCAGTGGTAGAGTGGCTGAACACATTAAAAATCATTTTCCCGATATCAACGCACATGTTGTTCCAGTAAGTATTCCAGAATACTTTAAACAAAATGACAAACCTAAAAAACCTATTGTCACATTGGTTGCAAGGAACCAAAGCGATATTATCAAAATAACCAAGTCATTCTATCTACAATACCCACTTTATAAATGGGTTACCTTTAAGGAGTTAAGAGGTCTTCCAAGAAAACAATTCGCACAAGAGTTGAGTGAATCATGTTTGGCAGTATGGATTGATGATTTGGCTGGTTTCGGTACATTCCCAATCGAAGCAATGGAATCTAACACACCAGTAATCGGTAAAATGCCTAACATTCTACCAGAGTGGATGGAAACTAAAGACGAAGATGGAAACCCTATTCTTAGAGACAATGGTATTTGGACAAACACGACACAGAATATTCCAGAATTAATCGGTAGATATTTGAAACTTTATCTTGAAGACAGTGAACCTGCTGAAATCTTTGAGAATATGGAAAAAACCAGAGGCACATACACACCAGATGCTCAAAAAGATAAAATTGAGGTTGTATATGGTAATCTGATGAGAAATAGAATGGCTGAAATCGAGGCATTAATGGAAAAAACAAATCAATTACAAGAAACTAAAACTGAAACAAATGAGCAATAAAACTGACGTAACAGTAATACTACCAGTTCACGAACTTACCGATAGCGTAAAACCATTATTTGATATAGCTATCCAAAGTATTAATCAACAAACGGTGACACCTGATAAAGTATTGGTCGTTACCCCAAAAGGAAGTGAGGCATATAAATATATGTCAACCTATGACTTTGGCGAAAATAAAGACATCTTTGAAGTATTGGAGAATGATGGTGAAACCGATTTCTGTAGCCAAGTTAATTTTGGTGTTGGTAAGGTTGAAACAACCTATCTTTCAATTTTGGAGTACGATGACGAATATGCTAAAATCTGGTTTAAAAATGTTGTTGAATATAAAAACGCTTATCCAGAAATGGATATATTCTTACCGATTATCGCTGACGTTGATGCTAATGGTCAATTTGTCGGTACAACCAATGAGGCTGTATGGGCTTATAGATTCTCCGATGAGATGGGTATTTTAAATACTGACGCACTATTAGCATATCAGAACTTTAATGTTGATGGTATGGTTATCAAAAAAGAACTGTTTGACAACTTTGGTGGCTTTAAACCATCAATTAAATTGACATTCATTTATGAATTCTTACTAAGAATGACATATAATGATGCCAAAGTGATGACAATACCAAAATTCGGTTATAAACACATGAATATGAGGGATGGTTCACTCTTCCACTCATATACTACAGAACTTAATCCAGCCGAATCCAAATGGTGGCTAGACCAAGCAAAAAAAGAGTACTATTGGTCAGAAGATAGAAAAATAAAATACGAAGCATAAACCAATAGTATGGCAAAGGGACGAAAGAAAACAACAACGACCTATTTCGGCCCAGAACAAGAACAAGCTGTTATTGATTATGTTGCCTCAGATTCTCAAGTAGAACGCAACATAATCTATAACAAACACCTAAGAGAGCCTCTGAATAAGATGGTGGAATACATCATAAAAAGATACAAGCTCTACAGAGAAGGCATATCATTTGAAGAATTACATGCGGATGCATTAGGTAATTTAATATTGAAAGCGGATAAATTTGATGGTACAAAGAATACAAAAGCTTATTCTTATTATGGGACAATAATCAAACGATATCTGATTGGTCGTCTTATTGATGACGATAAAACTAAAATAAGATTTGATTCATGGGATAATGTTAAAACCAGTTTAGAACAAACTGATGACTATCAGTATGAAATTGACCCACCTGATATTGATTTGGATAAATTCATTGAAGGGTTGATTGAAGGTATAAAAACCGAGATAAATCTGTCAAAAACTGGTGAAAAAAGAAAGCTAACTGATGTTGAAGAAAAATTGGGTGACACATTAATAACAATGTTAACCGAGCGTGAAACAATACTAAAAGCATTAAGTGAAGGTAATAAATATAATAAAATCGCCATTCTGGAAATAATGCGAAATATTTCAGGATTATCAACAAAGGATATAAGACATTCAATGAAACGATTTAAAACGTTATACAGGATAATAAAACTGGATGGTATTGATAATGGTGATTATTAATTAAAAATTATCAATTATATGATATTTATAGGTATAACAAACATTTAATTGATTATATCATGCCTAGGAAAAAGAAACAACACGTTAAAATTAATAATGTAACCAGCTTGGAAGGTGTATTACAAGAGGTTTATAATGAAGCGTGTGCAAACATTAAGGATGCACAATCAACAATAACCGAACTGTCAGTTTCAGCTGAACCAGTTGACGTTGATGATTTTACAAAAATCGCAAAAGCTAAGACTGATGCTATTAAAGAAAAAACCGCAAACATAAAGGTTAAACTGGAAATTGCTAGATTACAAAACGATTCAATCAAACATGCTGGTGATGTTGCCGCAACATTGGCAAATGCGTCAGGTGGTGAAGTTAATTTGGATGGCTTTAGCATGATAAGAAAAATGATTGACCAAAAGAGCAAGGCAAAACACCAAGATGACGAATAATGTCAATATTAAACGACAAAGAAAAGGTA